CCATGACGGTTCTTCTCTACTTTAAAGAACTAAATCGCTCAGAAATGCGCCTCCTGAGTAAGCGTGCTGTCAAGTGTCGAACTACTTGCATAACAGCATATTTATACCTTATAGATTATAATATCTACGGAAATGGTCTACTTCCATGTCTCTGTATGAATACAGGACTGGAGAAAAACCTGCTCGGTGCAGCCAGCGGTTAAGACGCTGCACGAACTCATCATACGCTTGTGGGCCATGTCCAAACATTAATCGAACTGAATCGATAACATTCGACATGAACTGCTCATCTGGATCATCCTTAGCTCTGACCCAGTAAAGCAAATCACGAGCGACTGATTCATCCATTTTTCGCACATATATGTGACTCATAAGGAGTCTCCAACTCGATTTCAAAAATGTAGCATCCCAGATGGACTTGGATGCCTCTATGTCTCCAGTTTTAGAAGCTGAAGTCACAGGATACCCTAAAACAGAATATTCATGTGCAATGGTAATACCATTGAACCATGGTTTGATCTCATCACTAAAAGAAATGATGATATCATCACCATAGACCAATAAGCTCACATGTCTACGAAATGCCTCCATATTGTCATAACCTTGAGGGGCTATTAACAAATAGAAATATATCAATAGAAGCCAGTGAACTAATGTATTGACCTCCGCGGTACCTGGAAATCCAGATATCATTCCACGAAACTTCTGATAAAGAGTTGTATCATATTGAATATACGAGTTAAAAACTTCAAACAAAATAGAGTCAATAACAGCTGCGGTTTCGTCATCAGCATTCATAACTCCCTTCATGATGTCACCCGCTGAAAGCAACATCTCTGAAGTGAGATATCCATCCCAATTAGACACATCAAAATCAACAACATTTGGATGCCGATTTAGATAATGGAACGCACGGCTCCATTCTGGTCCATCAGGATTGATGCCAGGACAAAACGGAAAGGTACCATCTGCCGCACGATGCATAGCAGCCCAAAAATCAAGTGTGTACTGTCTCCATGCAAGAATATAAAACATATTCATACACGTAACAGTCCGCGTTTTAGGTGGCGTATCAGCGCTGCCACACACTTTCGCTTCGGGTCTAAGCTCGTCTTTTGGAAAATCATAAGCCCATGTGAGTGGCAATTGTCGTTTCCTTAAGTAAGACAGAAATAGGTGGTATTCGTCATAAGTCGTGGGGTTGACATAATCAACCTCACCGAATTCATCAATTCGGAAGTGATCCTTCTTTCCTTTTTCTTTTCTTGTATGGATAAAGGGAACACCAGGTGAAGAATTAAGATCCATAGGATTGGATCCATCCTCACGAGTTCCTGTGATGGTTTCGTTCAGAGTCAAAGTCCTAAATCTAGATTTATCCAATGTTCCGGAAATTAACTGTGTAATAGATTGCACTGCAATTTCACGAGTCATTGGTTCCAGAGCTTGGACTGTACCTCTGACATACTTATTGACGGAGTGGTGTAAAGGATGGATATCAGATTTCAATCTAGGATCAGCTCTATTCAAAGCAGCTGGAACACGTTTTGATCCCAGATTATCCATATCCATGAGTGAAGCAATTGGAGATGACTTAAACTGAGTTTTTCCAACTACACCCACTCTCTCAGGAATTTTAGCGACCACCTGATTGGTCTCAAGCGAAGTAAAAACTCCACTAAGTTGTTCTGGTGGATCATATTCAGGATCCACTAAACGATGCACAAGATTAGGACACAGTTTATCACACTGTGCCTTCATTTCC